CCCCCCAGCCGTGATTGTCATTGCGCCATCAGAGGCAATCGTGCCAGCAAGGCTTCCAGCCACACCGCCTGATGTTGTGGTGGTGTTGCCGAGCATAGGAAGTGAGGTGACGACACCGCTGCTCACGGAAGTGTTGCTTGGTGTGGCATCACCTTCGATATAGGACTCGCTGTAGCTGAAGGCGTCTCCTGCTGTTGTGATGCTGTAGGCACCTGGCGTATAACCCACAGCAGAACCAGCAGTGAGAGTCCCGAGGACAGGAGCAGTATCCAGAGTGACGTTGCTACCGCTGACAGCAAGAGTGCTGCCAATTCTTGAAGCCTGTGATGCTGCCCCATCGACTTGGAGTTGCACGGAGGACTGAATCTTGTGGGTGATGTCTGCCTTAGCAGGCAATGCAGCTGCCAAAGTGATCCCCAATACCAAAAGTGCGCGGGTCATTTGATGCCAGCTTTGGTGTCTTTGTTGTCAACAATAGTCGGCTTCTTGTTGCCACCACCATTGTTCTTGCGCTCAATTCCAAACGAAGCCATCGCCCCAGTCAACAAACTGGCGACGAAAGTATTATCCATCTTCATTTGAGGGAAGATGCCCAAATAGGAAGCAGTCAACAGCGCAGCACTCCAAGCGAGCACCAAAGCCTTGACGACATCTGCCATTGAGATGCCTTCCTTTTCGTGGTTGTCCTCTGGAGTTTCTGCCATTGCGGAACAGAGCTACGCTTTAAGGGTAACTAGGCCAGGCCAATGCTTCTAATCCTCAAGCCCTTGGTCATGACGATGTGGCGCTCCAGGGCGTTCAAAGAGTTGATCATTGCGATGTTGGAGCGGATCGTTACTCGCACAGATAACGACTTGGACGATCTTGCGGTCAAGCATCTCAAGGATTTGCTGTTGCCTGACACAAGAGTTGAAAAGTAGGTGTCGTCCGGCATCATCCAAGTGACCTTGCTGCTAGGGGCCATGGGTCTTGCCCTGTTGCCGTTCTTCCAGTTTTTCCGTGGTACGCCCCACCAGCTGGCTGCAATTAAACAACTTGAGGAGTCAATGCCAGCGGAGCTACTGGAGGAAAACGAGGCTGATTGGTTTCAAGCGTGGAAAGAGAGCGGATATGACCAGCAGATCTACATGCCCTACTTCACACAGCTCGATAACAAGACAGGGACTGGCTATAGAGAGTGCTTCAGTTCAGCCGCAGCCATGGTGGCGGCCTTTTACAAGAAAGTTACGACGGATGATCAGTACAACGACATCCGCAATAAGTATGGGGATACCACGTCCGTAGAGGCACAGCTGGCGGCATTGCGGAGTCTTGGTCTCAAGGCTGAGTTCCGCAAAGATGGTGACGCTGACCTAGTTGAGCGAGAGCTAGAGGCCGGCCGTCCTGTGCTTGCTGGCTATTTGTCAGCGGGCAACATGCTGCGAGGCGAGCCGCCAATGTGCAGTGGCTTGGGCTGCGGCCACTGGCTTGTCATTAGCGGCTATGCGGGGAAGAACAGCAACGACCCAGAGTGGATCATGCAAGACCCTCGCGGCTACCCCGAAATGGAGAAGGGTGGCCACTCAAATCCGCACCTAGGTCGCAATGTCCGTGTAAGGCAGGCTGCGTTTTATCAGCGGTGGCAGGCGGAAGGCCCGAGAACCGGTTGGGTGATCCTGATTAGCGAATAGAGCGCATGGACATGCACAAAAACGCTGCTTACCATTCGGAAAGAAAGATACTGAAACAATCCGATGGGCTGGGCAACTTGGATGCAGGTCAAGCCCACTCACGAGGAACTCTTCGAGATTGAACGAAGCGTCAGAAACGTCCAGAACTGCACCGACGAAGAGCAACTAAAAATGATCTGCGCTTCGCTCGTTCGTCAAAATTTCCACCAATCAAAGCTTCTTAGCCAAGCCGTAGGGCGTATCGGAGAGCTTGACGCCAAACTCGCCTGCTGGGATTAAGAACCCTTGCCCAGGATCTTGGTGCGGTAGTACCTCACGCATGACTCGTAATACCAGCGTGCCTTCCAGTCGTGCGCGAAGTAGCGAACTGTTCCGCCGTGGCTGACTTCCCAAACCAGCAAGCCGTCTTGCTGCACCTGTTTGATGGTTGGTTTTGTCATAGATCTGTGCAGGCAGGCCGTCATAGATCTGACCTGCCCGATTTTTAGCTCAGAAGCTCATAGATCCCGCTTCTTGCTTTGGCGGCAATGTGAAGTCCGACACGTTCAGCTCCAGGCTCTTGCCTTCGCTGCCGTCCTTTTTCTCATAGATCCGCACTTTGGCTGAGCCGCATACGGTGATGCGGTCACCCTTGTGCAGATATTGCATCACGGTTTCAGCTCGCTTGCCCCAGACAGAGCAATCAATCCATGTGGTCTCGTCTCTGCCGGTACGTGCGGCGATGCTGAAGCTAGCGACTTGTGATTTGTCGGTTTGCTTGAGTTCAGGGTCACGGCCGAGGTTGCCGTGCGCGGTCATGTTGAGCATTACTTTCCGTTGAAGAACTTGGAGATGATGGTGTTGAGCGCCATGTTGATCACGCCGTGATGGCGTTGCTCTGCGTAATGGCGCAGCTGGTCGGCTAGCTGAGAGTCCAGCCGGACCTGAAAGTGATTTGAGCGGCGCTTGTCGTCCGCCACGGCTTGTTTGGTTTTTTCATCAGCCATTGCGCTTGAAATAGTCGTTGATCCAGGTTTGGTGTTTGCGGGCATTTATAGCCTCTGAGACTCTGCCGTTTGCTGGTACCGGGAAGACTTTCCCGAAGGCTGTGGCAAAGGTTTGTTTTGTCTCGTCAGACATGGTGTCAAACATTTCCATTAGAGCTTTGAGTTCAAGCTCGGGAATGAGTTGATCTTCTGGCTTTACTCCAGGCACTGCAGGCGTCGGCTCAGGTGTCGGGGCCGGCGTCATAGATCTTGCCTTCTCAGGCTTTTTCATAGATCTTGCAGGCTTGGAAACTGGCTCAGGGCTGAACCTGTCGCCGTCGTCATCCAAGCGTTCGGGCTGTTCTTCCATGTCAGCCTCAAGACCCAAGATCGGCAGCAAGGCGTAACGTTTTAGGTACGTAATTGCACCCCCGAAGTCGTGCATTGCGTTCCCGCGACCTTTGGGAATAATCATTGGCAGCTTTGACTCAATAAAGTCGCCGCTGACATGAATGAGTCTGGTGACCAAAACTGGAGGCAGAGAAGGCTCAACTGGTGGCTCAAAGGTCTGAGTTAAAACCAAACCGCTTTGTGTGAGAGCAGGGGTGACAACCTCCAAAATGTCTTTGAGGTTGGCGTACTTGCCGTATTGAGCTTTGCCACCTTTGCCGATCTTGCCCACTGTTCTGTGGAACTCAACCATTGCTTCAATCAATGGCCGTGATGGTGATGATGGCGCAGGGGGATTCGTGGTTTCCAGAGACATAACGACGTTGAGAGGTGAGGTGAACTATCTGGGCGTCATCGTCATAGACAACGCCTGTTAAAGCATCCTCTACAGCACGAATAAGTTTCGACAAGTCACCAATCCGCCCAGTGCAATGTTTGGGGGCTGATGGCTTGAGTTCGCCGTTCGTTCTGTAGTGAGCTTTGGGCCGGTTGAATACAAAGATTGCATCCATCCAGATTGCCTCCCCCATCATGGCATGCCAGCCCTCAGGAAGCAACTCCATGGCCAGATGTCTTACGTCTTGACGCCATGGCTTGCATCGTTTTGATGACTCGACCATGACGCCTTTGCCGACGTGCCGTTTACTTCCCTGTGGCGCAGGTTTGCCAGGAACCGTGAAAGTGAACCTACTTAGGCAGTTGAGAGAAGGCTCGATCAATGGCCGAGTTCAACAACGCTTTAGCGAGCTTAGATGCAGAAAGTTTACTCTGTTCAAACTCGATGAATTCACCACCGACTGAGACGTTTGTCATGTTGCCAGCAGTTGCTTCTGAAAGCATGGCCAACTTTTCAGCTCTTGCTGGGTCCAGCTCGATGTTCAGGGCCTTCATAGATCAGGAATAATTTTGAAGTTCGATCTTTTTTATCGTAGATCGAGAGCGATGGCAACACGGCACGCAGCGTAAAAATGCGGAGCACAACATAAGATTGATGCGCAAAGCAGTGCGGAGTTAGGCACCAGCTTCACCACGTAGGGCTGCTGGTGATGAGTCAGGGTTTTAGTCGTAAACCCAGAACGATGGCGCGACGGGACGGAGCAT